ACCCTCGAAGATATTAGAAATAAAACTAATGTTCTATTTGAAGAAGATAAGAACAATTGGTTAATCAAAAATCTTTTAACTGGTGTCACAAAACACGGTGTATTCGGTGAGGAGTTTTATGAGGTAAATAAAAAGATAGTTAGTTTGGATGAACCGTTCTTAACTGACGAAGCAAAAGAAACGATTATATCATTAGTAAATGAAAATTTAGACCCCGAAGGTAGGTCTTATAAAAATACTATGAAAATGATGATGGAAGACGGACTATTTCAATTGTTACCCAAATCGGATGACGCTTGGATAAAATTCTTCAATCCATTTCTTAGATTAACAAGAAAAGAAAAAAATAAAAGAACGATTAAAATTAAAAACAATTATGAGTAACTATCAACAAGAAATCACAAAATTTGAATTTTTGCTTAGTTTAGGTGGAAACATCGTATGTCAAAGATTCTTCAACGTAAAAGACCACGTTGAGCAAGCACGTAGATCAATGGATCTTCACTATTATGTAAAAAATATTTGTGAAGAAATTAGTGAAGATTTGAAAATGAAAACTTCCGACTATCTATGTGAAAATCAAAATTATTTCCTCAATTCCGAGTTTGTGGAAGATGAGAATGAAAAAGAAAAAGAGCACTTTTTATTAGAAATTAAGCTCGGAGACGACGTATTTATTTCAAGAATATTCCCCGCATATTTCTTCCATCCAAAGGTTAGATATACGGTAGATATTCGTCCAAAACTAAAGAGAATTTTGTCAGATTTAACTGACATCTTGTCTTCAGAAGAATTGGAAACCGTATATTTGCAATACCAACTTTAATAAAATTATATAATAAATTATGCAGCAGGAGAAAAATTTTGGATTTCTTGGGTTTTCCTTTCAACAATCACTCATCAGAGCGGTTATTGAAGATAAAAAATTTGGAGAGACAATTATAGACTTTTTAGATAGTAAATATTTTGACAACAACTCGTTTAGATACATTGTTGAAAATATCAAGGAACTATACACAACTTATAACAAATTACCAGACTATCACACTCTATCACAAAAAATAATGACAGAGTCAGGTACTAAGGATACTAACAGAGTACATTTAGATACCTTACAAAACATTAAAGATGACGATAAGGATACGTCGTTTGTTAGGGATACCGCTCTTAATTTTTGTAAACAACAGAACTTAAAAAAGGAACTTAAGAACGTTCATAACATCATTGAAAGTGGTGAGTTCGAATCATACAATAAGATTGAGGAAATCATTAAGAAAGCGTTACAAGTTGGTATCAATGATGAACAGGCTGTTGATGTTTTTCATAATATCGACCAAGCATTGGAAGATAATTTCAGACTACCAATCCCAACAGGAATTGCGGGAATTGACCAACTATTAAAAGGTGGTTTAGGTAGAGGTGAATTAGGTGTTGTGTTAGCACCGACTGGTACAGGTAAAACAACCTTACTTACTAAATTTGCGAATACGGCTTACAACCAAGGATTTAATGTTGTACAGATTTTCTTCGAAGATAATCCAGGTAACATTAAAAGAAAACATTACACCATTTGGTCAGGAATTACTCCTGATGACCAACCAGCGAACGCTGAAGAAGTTAAAAGAATGGTTAAAGAGGCGGAAGAAAGATCATCAGGTTCATTGAAACTAATGAAATTCCCTTCAGATAGCGTAACCGTTTCACATATAAAAAATATCGTTAGAAAGATGAAATCTGACGGTTTTAAAATAGATTTGTTACTTATTGATTACGTTGATTGTATTTCAACAGATAAGAACACAAACGGTGAAGAGTGGAAAGGTGAAGGTTCAGTTATGAGATCTTTAGAAGCTATGACAAGTGAATTCGATATTGCTATTTGGACAGCAACACAGGGTAATAGAGACTCAATTTCGTCAGAAGTTGTTACAGGTGACCAAATGGGTGGTTCAATTAAGAAAGCTCAAATCGCTCACGTTATTATGTCAATAGGTAAAACCTTAGAACAAAAAGAACAAAACTTGGCAACACTTTCACTTTTAAAATCTCGTATTGGTAAAGACGGTGTGGTATTCAGTAACTGTAAATTCAACAACGAATATTTGGTTATCGACACCGAATCTCAAAATACCTTACTTGGTATGGAACAACAAAAAACTCAAAACAACGCAAACAGAGCCGCTGAAGCGTTTAAAAAGAGACAAGAATTACTTAACAATAAATAAACAAAATAAAATATGACGGAGAGAATCTTACAAGACAATCCAGGACGTTTTGTCCTTTTTCCAATCGAACATCACGATTTATGGAAATTTTACAAACAATCTGAAGCGTCTTTTTGGACAGCTGAAGAAATTGATTTAGGTCAAGATGTTACAGATTGGGAAAATAAATTAAATGATGACGAAAAACATTTTGTTAAACACGTTTTAGCGTTCTTTGCGGCATCCGATGGAATCGTAAATGAAAATTTGGCGATGAACTTTGTTAATGAGGTTCAATATACTGAAGCTAAATTCTTCTATGGATTTCAAATAATGATGGAAAACATCCATAGTGAAACGTATTCTTTATTGATTGACACTTTGGTTAAAGATAAAGAAGAACAACATAGATTATTTAACGCGATTGAAACAGTTCCCGCAATTAAGAAAAAGGCTGAATGGGCACTTAAGTGGATTAATTCTGATTCATTCGTTGATAGACTTTTGGCGTTTGCGGCAGTCGAAGGAATTTTCTTTTCAGGTTCATTCTGTTCAATTTTCTGGTTAAAGAAGAGAGGTTTATTACCTGGACTTACTTTCTCAAATGAATTAATTTCAAGAGATGAAGGTATGCATTGTGATTTTGCTTGTCATCTTTATAACAATCATATTGAAAACAAAATCTCACAAGAGAGAATTAAAGAAATTATCTGTGGAGCTTTAGAGATTGAAAAAGAGTTTATCCTTGAAGCATTACCAGTTCGTTTAATTGGTATGAACTCTGATTTAATGTCTCAATATCTTGAATTCGTTACTGATAGATTATTAATGGCCTTGGGTTGTCCTAAAGTTTACAATTCAGAAAATCCATTTGATTTTATGCAGAACATCGCATTACAAGGTAAAACTAATTTCTTTGAGAAAAGAGTTGCCGAGTATCAAAAGGCAGGAGTTAATAATGTAGCAACCGAAGATTTAGATTCCGCGTTTGACGAGGATATGGACTTCTAAAATATAGTACAAGATGAAAGTAAAAAAAAGAGATGGTTCCTTAGAGGAAATGAGATATGACAAAATAACACGTAGAATCAGTGTATTTTGTAGTGATTTAAATTTAGAGTACGTCGACCCAACATACGTTACGTTGAAAGTAACACAAGGTATATATGATGGAATTTCAACAACAGAATTGGATGTATTAGCGGCAGAGACCGCTGCTGCTATGGTTACAACTCACCCTGATTATGCTAAATTATCAGGTAGATTGGCGGTATCTAATTTACATAAAACAACACACAGAAAGTTTTCTCAATGTATTAAAGAATTATATTCTTTTGTTGAGCCAAAGACAGGTAAAGAATCTTCATTAATCGATGAAGGTGTTTACAAGTTTGTAATGGAAAATAGAGAAGTTTTGGACGGAGCAATCCACCAAGAGAGAGATTTAGAATTTGATTATTTTGGTTATAAAACATTAGAACGTTCTTACCTTTTAAAAATTGGGGAACGAGTTGTTGAAAGACCACAATACCTTTATATGAGAGTTGCGGTTGGAATATGTAAAGGTGATTTAGATATGGCGTTAAGAATTTACGATGACTTATCTCAACACTTCTATACTCACGCAACACCAACATTATTTAATGCGGGAACACGTAGACCTCAAATGTCATCTTGTTTCTTAATTGGAAATAAAGGTGATGATATCGATGGTTTATTTGATACTATCAAAGACGTAGCTAAAATTTCTAAATGGGCGGGAGGTATCGGACTTCACGTTCACGATGTAAGAGCTAAAGGTGCATACATCAAAGGAACAGGTGGACAATCTGATGGATTACTACCAATGATGAAGACGTATAATGAAGTTGCTCGTTGGATTAATCAAGGTGGAAAACGTAAAGGTTCATTTGCGGTTTATTTGGAACCTTGGCACTCTGACGTTTTTGAATTTATTGATTTAAGAAAAAATCACGGTAAAGAGGAAATGAGAGCGAGAGATTTATTCTTAGCGATGTGGACTCCAGGTTTGTTTATGGAAAGAGTTGAACAAGACGGAGATTGGTCTTTATTCTCACCTGACGAGGCTCCTGGTTTATCTGATGTATATGATTCACCTGAAGATAAGGCGTTCACTCGTTTATATGAACAATACGAACAGGAAGGTAAGGCGAGAAAAGTTATCAAAGCGAGAAAGTTAATGGACTCAATCCTAACTGCACAAATCGAAACAGGAACACCTTATATGTTATATAAAGACCCTGCGAACTACAAATCAAATCAAAAGAACTTAGGAACGATTAAATCGTCTAACCTATGTACTGAGATTATTGAGTATAGTTCACCAGAGGAACAAGCGGTTTGTAACTTAGCTTCAATTGCGTTACCAAAATATATCGTTGATGGTGAATTTAATCACGATTTATTATATGAGTACACTTATCAAGTAGTTAAGAATTTGAATAATGTAATTGATTTAAATTACTACCCAACAGAAGAAACAAAACGTTCAAACTTTAGACACCGTCCAGTGGGTCTTGGTGTTCAAGGATTGGCAGATGTATTCTGTATGTTAGGATTACCATTTGAAAGTGAGGATGCGGATAAATTACAAACAGATATTTTCGAGACGATATATTTTGCGGCGATGACATCTTCTAAAGACCTATCTAAGGAATTTGGACCATACGAAACAATTGTAGGATCACCGATTGAAAAGGGAGTATTCCAATTTGAAATGTGGGGTAAAAAAGATAAAGATTTATCAGGTCGTTGGGATTGGAAATCTTTGAGAAAAGAAGTTGTAAATTATGGTGTTAGAAATTCATTATTAGTTGCACCAATGCCAACAGCGTCAACAGCACAAATCTTAGGTAACAATGAAGCGTTCGAACCATTTACAACCAATTTATATTCTCGTAGAACTTTAAGTGGTGAGTTTATTATGATTAATAAACACTTGGTTAACGATTTATTAAAGTTAGGTTTGTGGAACGATACCATTAAGAATAAATTAATTATGGAAAATGGTTCGGTTCAAAACATTCCTGAGATTCCAACAGAAATGAAAGAGGTTTATAAAACAGTTTGGGAAATGTCTCAAAAACGTGTTTTACAAATGGCAGCAAATAGAAGTGTGTTTATTGACCAATCACAATCTTTAAACTTATTTGTTGATAACGCAACTAAACCTAAGTTATTAGCCGCACACTTATTCGGATGGAAGTTAGGTTTAAAAACTGGTATGTATTATCTAAGAACAAGAGCGGCGGTTGATGCGTTGAAAGGTTTAGGAGTTGATACGTCAGCGTCAAAACCTGTTGAACAAACACCATCAGTAAATAATGTGGAGGTACCTACCAATAATACATTGATTAGTGAAAGTACACCTGAAGTTGTAATGACATCAGAAAGACCAACAGACTCACCGTTTGAGTGTGAGGGTTGTGGTTCATAAAGATAATGGGAGACTCCCTCAAAGTATGACTGTCGTCAAGGCGTACCTTGAGCTTCCAGGTTTTGAGAATACAGGGGGTGAATATCAAGACACAATAATAATCCCGACTTCGGTCGGGATTTTTTATTTATTACCATTTTAGATTAGTTTATATTTATTTGATATGGCAGCAACTTATGGTATAGATTTTCCATTTAGGAATAGTTTGAAAGGTGACTTCTTAAGGATGACCGAATCACCCGAAAGAGAAGTTCGTGCGAATTTGATTCATTTATTATTAACAAGAAGGGGAAGTAGATATTATTTACCAGATTTTGGTACTAGATTGTACGAATACATATTCGACCAAAACGATATTGTTACTTTTGGTTTAATCGAAGATGAAATAAGGGAAAGTGTTAAAAAGTACATTCCAAACTTAGACATTAACTCAATTAATGTGGTGTCAGCGGAAAATGACCCCGAAGAAACTAAATTGTATTCACAACAAGAAGATGAAAGACTATTTAGAGTATCGGATGCCACAAGTAAACCATACACCGCAAAAGTAAAAATAGACTACACGGTTAATAACGGATCATTCACGTCATCCGACTTTGTAATTATAAACATATAAAATGGCTAAAAAAATATCATACGCAACTAGGGATTTTGCGGGATTAAGACAAGAGTTAGTAAACCTAACAAATGACTACTATCCAGAATTAATAAAAAACACTAACGACGCATCGATATTCTCTGTGTTATTAGATTTAAACGCGGCTGTGGCGGATAACTTACACTTCCATATTGATAGAGTATGGCAAGAAACTATGTTAGATTTCGCTCAGCAAAGACAATCCCTTTTTCATATTGCCAAAACATATGGTTTAAGAATACCAGGAAATAGACCGTCAGTAGCGTTATGTGATTTTTCAATAAACGTACCTGTGGCTGGAGATAAAGAAAAAACTGAATATTTGGGTTTATTAAAAGCGGGAGCTCAGGTATCAGGAGGAGGTCAAATTTTCGAAACATTAGAAGATATTGACTTCTCTAATCCATTTAATAGTAAAGGTGAACCAAATCGTTTAAAGATACCTA